ATATTCATCAACCGAAGGCAATTCTTCTACAACTTTCTCTTCTGTTATAAATTCATCGACTGATGGCAATTCTACGGTATTCTCCGTAAAATCATCCAACGACGGCAATTCGTCTTTCGGCATTTTATGAGTATGTTAATACTTCAGGATTTCTCTCCTCTTTTTATTTATTCTGTTCCTTCACTCCATTTTTTAATAACTTAGCTAGTTCTGCTGTGGAACCAACAAAGAGTGCATTATTAACTGTATTTGGTCCTTTTTGAGGACTATCTTCCTCAACATCTTTTAGTTTCTTCTGAAGATCCATTAACTTATCAGTTGCATCAGAAACACTCTTAATCAACTGTCCTGCGACCTCATATGCCCTTGGCATCTCACTATCCTGTGCAAGTTCAAGAATACCATTAATTGCTTCCTGACCCTTTTCTATGATGCTATAAAGATTACCACGAGTATACTCATAGTCTTTAGTTATATCATCTTTAGTGAATCTATCTGGTCTGTTTATACCAACATTACTAACATTAGTAAGTTGGTCTTTTCTAGTAGTGCAACCTCCTTCTGGAGTATCACTTACTTCAGAAGGTGTTATATTAAAAGCATCATCTAAGTTATTTTTCACTTTAATCTCCAGTTAATGATCCACTAAATCCAAAGTCATCACCGTCCTCTACCAATGCATTATCAGCAGATGTAATAGACTTAACATCTGTTCCTCGAACATGTGGAACCTTAGTAGTCTTATCTTGACCTCTCTTAACAGTCAACTTATTACCATCAACTGCTTTAACATATAATTCTTCTCCACCCACATCAATATAAACACTTGTTGATCCAGAAGATGCTGTAACAGAAGCACCATCCTCAACTTCAAATGTAGTTTGAGTAGCAGTGATATCTTGTGCCAAGTTAGTAAGAACAGTTCCATCATAGTTCTGAATTGCTCTAGGAACAACAGAGTATGTAAGATTGCGTTGTGCATTGGATGTATCTGTCCCAGTAAGATAGTTGACTGTAGACTTGGTAATAATATCCTTGGAAGCATCAGAAACAGGACCAAAGAGGTAGGTCTTAGCAGTAAATCTTAAAGTATAAAGAAGAACTCTTCTAGACTCAAAATCTCCTTCATAATCATCCTGCATAGTAATATTTTCTAAAACAATAGGAATATCTCTTTTCTCATTAATACTACCTACTAAATTTACCGTTAAATTATATGATGGTTGAAAATATGGTAATATTTGTTCTACTATTTGTAAGGCATCATCATTCAATTTAGTCATAACAGCAAGTTCAAATTGCATGTTATAAGGAACAGGCATATATGCTTTTTTCTCATCTGGAGTATCTGAATCTGGATTTTGAATTATAATTTTCTGAGTTGTAGTTACCTTTCTAGAAGGATCATATGTTAAACCAGTAAACTCAAAAGACATCCTTGGTAATGATAAGGATGTTGCTTTATTAAGATCTGGTGACTGAGTTAATCTTGCCAAAAACTTTTGAGTAGGTCCATATGCAAGAGGAACTCTAATTATACTAGCGTCAGTATCTCCACCACTTTGTTTAATGGATATACTATTAAACAGAGTTCCAAAACCAATAATGGTTCTTCTCAAGATTTCGTTATAAAAATATTCAAACATTGTTATAGTCCTAGTATCTTATATTTAGGGAATACCGAATGGGTTCTGTTCACTGAAGTCTAAAATATCATCTGCAGCAGATTCTATATTGACATTATCAGCAAATCCATCATCTGGGGGATCTTCACTAACAACTCTTAAAGAGTGAACAGCACCAGAACTTCCACCAGTTATATTTTCTCCAATACTAAACATTCCAGAGACATTTGCCACCTCTAAAATATTTGTAGTTGCATTCCAAGTTCTTACTCTACCTTTCACACCAGTTATAGATCCTGTTACAATTTCATTAAACTTGAAGTTACCACTATTGTCAAGTGAAGGATCACCAATAGTAATAGTTGGAGTGGAAGTATATCCAGCACCAGCATTAACAATATGAAGATGACTGATAGTTCCAGCAGCACTTACAACAGCTTCAACAGTAGCAGTGGTTCCTACTCCTACATTAGGTGCAGAGACCGTTACAGTAGGTGCTGTAGTGTATCCAGAACCCCCTGAAGTGATAGTAACTATACCTATGGTATTATCACCTATAAATGCTGTTCCTGCTGCTCCAGACCCTCCAGAACCACTTATTTGGATTGTTGGTGCTAAAGTATATCCAGCACCTGGATTTGTAATTACAACCTGTTGAACAGATTTTAAATTATTACTTATATTTAAATTACATACGTTAATTCCACTGATCATAGTAGCAGTGAGAATACCAGTTACTCCTCCTGAAGGAGCAGAACTTACTCCAATAGTTGGAATAGCACTATAACCACCACCTCTATTGCTTATGTTAATAAGTCTAATAGCACCATCTGTAGTATAACCAACTACAGCACTAGCAGTTGCACCAGTGCCAACTAAAGTTAGTGTTTGAGAAGATCCAAGTAATGTTGATAGACCATCTTCAGAAGTTCCATCTGCATTATCACCGATTAATGTATCATCAATCTCAGAAACTCCAGTATCAATAACCTCATCCTCGTAACGGAAGAGTTCACACTTAAGAGTATAAACGTAATTCTTTTTTAACTGATAGAATGGTTTTTCATGCTCAACATATTTGATTTCAAATAAACGATCACCTAGTGGAAAATAAACTAAATCACCCTCTTTAGGTCGGGTAGTTAACTTTACATTAGATTCGTTTTTAAGTAATGGTTGAATATATGTTTCCCATCTTTCTCTAGAAATAACAAGAGTTACTTCATTAGTTTGCTCAATACCAAACTTTGAAAGTAAAGTTGGATTATCTGCATATCCATCAAAATTATCTACATATGCTTCAAGTGGATAAGAATCATCAAATACTGATTGAACCACTTCCCTCAATATAGTCTTCTCATTCATATATTTACGAGGAAGATAATGTATCTCAACACCATACATCCTCAACTGTTCGTTGATTAAATCTTGAACTAGATTCTGTTCCGAATTAGATCCTTGTTGGAAAAATGGATTGAGCATAATCTATCCTATCATATCCAACGGTGGAAGTTCATAAGTGTTGGACATTTGTTCTCTAATAATTTCCAAATCTTTTTCTGCGTCATCATATATTTGTCTTCCATTCATTTCAATTCCACCAGGTAATTTAACACCTTGGAACTTTAATAAATTTTGCCCCCACTGTTTCTTTATGAGAGCAGTAGCATATCTCTTCAAGAATGAATCATTCCACACTCTAGTATAATCATTTGGATTCATAAGTCTAAAACATTCAAGAACAATAAATTCATCAACTTCACATGCTGACCAATCAATATCAAGATACAATCTATCTTGTCTCTGATTAAACCTAATCTGTTTACGTGTGGTTAATAGATAATCAATATCAGACAAATATGTCTGTGTCATTGCATAACTTAAAAGTCCATTATATCCAAGATTAAAAGCAATATCATTTAAGAATAATTGATATTTAATACTAAACATATTATTTGATATTGCATTACTTCCACCAAAACGGAATATTTTTTCTACACCAATAACAGATGATGGAACTGGTATATAATTACTATTTTCATACCACTCAAAGTCTGATTCTGTTCCTGCAATATCTGCTGTTACAGTTTCTGTTGTTATTCCTGTTCTTTTCTTTCCTGTTAAAACAGATGCTCTTCCCCTATCAATATCAGCTTGAGTTATTTGATACTTAAGATATGTTCTAACTACACCATCAAAATGCCTTTCATGGAAATATTGAATAGCATCGTCAATCCTATCTTCGCATTGTTCGTCAGCGACATTAATCTCCAGCACTGGAGCACCTAATTGCCTTAAGCAATACTGTTTAAATTCGGATCTACTTCCTGGTTGTGCCATTTATACTCTACCTCTATTATATTTAGGGTGCGGAAGCAATTCCAGCATGAACTAATATATTTCCATTTACTATATTGTAAATTGTTGCTCCAGAACTTACTAGAACATTGTATTCATATCTACCTTCAGATAGATCTCTTGTAGCAGTGGATCCCATTGATATATCAAATATTCCACCACCAGCACTACTAAACCCTACGGTAAAGGTTCCTGAAGGTGTTGTAGTTGCACCAATTCCTGCACTTTTCTGCATTTGAGAAGATCCAGTCCAGACCGAAGTTGTTGTCAGTCCTTGGAAATCAAAAGCAACATCAGAAGTATCAACTACATTAAAAGTAGCCTTAAAATCTGCACCAGTATAAAGTGCTAAATTAGCAGCATATGGAACTCCTGCATTTGGATCAAATGTCAGATTTTTACTTGCCATTGACTAATTCCTTTAGTAGAGATTTGATTTCACCAATTTCACCTTTTAAACTAGCAAGATCGTTTTCCATAGATTCGACTCTTTCGTTTCTTGATAATTTTGCTTTTCTAGCAGAAGTATAATGAGTATAATCTAGAGAATTTACATTAACTATGGTATTTGTGGCAGGATCTCTTGCAAGATCAGCATGTCCTTCAATGTTGTAATGTTCCATACTATGCTAGTGCCATTACTCTCAAATCTTTAATTCTAGGGACATATACCTGACTATTTCCTGTCAATAGAAGTTTAATTCTATAGTATCTAAATGCAGGTAAATTGTCAGCAGTGAAAGTATAATCACTGAAGTTTGCTGTCTCTATGAAACTATACTGATTGATTTTAGGAACAAACTTATCAGACTGACCATCACTATCTTGAGCATTAATTACTTCACCTCTATTGTTTAGATTATTAAATCCAGGGAAAGGTGTGAAAATTGGTTCAAATGATTGTTTATCACCAATAGCATAGAATGCTCTGACGTTTGCATCAGTATGAATATGTGCAGCTAATACGACCTTAATAGAAGTAGCTGGATTTTCCAATCTTATTTCCTTACTTAGATACTGACAAGCAGTAGGATCTTCAAGAAGAGTTTTTACTCTTCTATCTGTTGCATAATCACTAATAACATTATCAACTCTATTAGATACGAGAATTGTGCTAACTCTTTGAGCATCTAATACAGGAGTTAACTTAGTATTAGTAGTGTTTAAACTTACTCTTATTTGTAATGACTTATTACCCTCAATATTATCTAATCTTTCATCCTCATTAACTTTTGAGTAAATTGCTCTAGAACTAGTAAGGTAGTTTGTTTCACCGATAGTGATAGATTCAAACCCTTGATCAATATAAGGTATTTCATTATTACCCATACCAGAAGCAGAAGTGGTTCTTATTTCAGCACCAATTGTAGTTCCAGTAACTGTCATATTATGAATAATTGGGTTAATTGCTTCAAAGGACATATTCTGAGTAGCTTTGATATCATAACCACCACAAGATTTGGTTTGATTGAAGTAAAGTTTGGGGAATCCAACATCTGTGCTTCTATCAGTAGCATCAAATTGATTTCCATTAATAGATTTACTTGTTTGATCTATCTTAACATTATAAAAATCAAACCCTATTGATCCAGAGGATGCTGTAGATGTTGAAGTAGATAATCCATGAGTTTTATTAATTCTTGCAAGAGAAACCCCACCAAGTTCATATTTATGGACAGGTGTTCCAACTAAGTAGTCAACCTGATCATCTCCTCTTGTATCAATGGTAATTACATTACCAGTAACATTATTATATTTAATAACCTCATTTCCAATTTTAACCAATCCTTGATTAGTTGTTCCAACTCCAACATTTTCAAAAGTTGTAAAGGAACTTGCATCATCTACACTAAAGGAAGCTTCATTACCAACATTTAATGCAAGACTTAATTTTGTTGGTTTAATATCAGACTGAACATCCTTTATTACCACCAAATTTTCAGTAGAATACATTCCATGATTTTTATGATTGACTTTAAAATGCAATCCATCTGATTCTACATCAATTGAACTTAGGGTAACGTTACCACCATGACTGAAGTTTAACTCTGTTGTAACACCAGCACTATTAGTATACCTCATCGTCTTACCAGCACCAGTAGCAAAGTTACCTTGGACATTATCCAAGATAAGTTCGTTTGTCATTCCAATACCAGTAATACTAAATCTACCATCTCTACCAACAGTTCCACTACCACCAGTAGAAAGACCGATAGTTGTAATACCAACAACATCACCTACCTGATAACCACTTCCACCAGAAGTAATTGTGCAAGCACCAACAACTCCATTTTCAATATAAACATTACCAACTGCACCTCTTCCTTCACCAGTAACAGTTACTAAATTAACATTACTAAATGTAGAATTACCATCTAAAGGTGTATATCCAATACCAACATTGGCAATAGAAAGTGTTCCTGTAGCAGAACCACCAGCACCTACTAGATTACCTGTTGCATTCGTTCCATCTTGACTAAAGGTATTTCCTTCAACATAACTATCACCAACTGTGGTTCCCAATCCAACTCTTACTCTCCTAGAACCAATTACTATAGAATTGGATTGAAGTGTTGGCATTTGATTATTTCCTTCACCCAATTCAGGACTATAGAATTCTACACTTCCTGAAGTTTCAAATTCTGCCCTATAGATAGTAAATTTGAGATCTTCCCATTGACTTGGTTCCCATGTAGAAGCATTTTGCGACTTAAATAGAGATCCCAAATAAGGTTGGTTAGAAATATAAGTATCAGTTAAGAGATCAGTCTCACCAATTCTAGAAATATAAACACTATATTTTGTTGAGTTTGATGCTAATGCTATAGCATATTCAGTATTACCACCTTCCAAATAAATTGGAGCTTTAAATGTAACAGTAGTTGCTACAGATCCATCTGCTGAAGTAGTAACATCTTCTGGTTGTAGAATAATCTCTGAGAATGGGAGAATATGTTGAGTTGGGAATCCATTCTTCATGGATCTTATTTGGAATACACAAGGAACATCAGCATCATCTTTTGTTCTAAAGAAAATATCACATTTTGTTATAAAGACTCCACCATCATCTTCAACTAAGAATGATTGAGCTAGAGGGTCATACCATCCAGTAATTCTTTCTGATGTTGATCGGTCAAGAACATCTTCTCCAACAACAGTTGTTCCAAGACTTTCTTCTACATTTCTTTCTTGGAATTCTTGTCTTTGTTCAACTCTGGCATTTCTAATAGAAAGAATATTTTCCTGAACAGTTTCTAAAGTTCCAGCAGCAGTAAAGGTTTCATCAGTAAGTGTAGATGCTTTATCTGCATCATTTTCTGCATCATTTGTTAAAGTAAATACTTTTGTTCCAGTTTCAAATCTTGGGAAGTTAATGTTATTTGGATTTGGAATAAAGAATGATCCAGCACAGAATGCAGAAACATCAGAAATTAATTTTACACCAGTAACAGTTGCTCTTGCTCCACTAGTATGTCCATGAATAACCATTCCTTGCTCAATATAACCATGATAACTACCTTCTACCTCATTAGATAGTGAGAAAGTATCTACATTTAATAAATTAGAAGTGCTTGAATAGGATGATGATAGAGTTTGATTAGTGTATGGATTATCACGGAAAGTTTTTGTAGGAACATTATATGGTCCTTCTTTGTGATTTGATTGAGCAACCCTAAATCTAATTTGAGGAACATTATCTCTAGTTCTTCCACCCAACCCAGTATTGGTAACTGTTCCATGACATTGTTCTCCAACTTGGAATGTTCCAGAAGTCATTGATATTTCAATCAATTTAGGAACACAATACTTAGTTACATTTTGACCATCAAAGAAAGCAAATAATTGTGTTAATGGTTTAACTTTCTTAGCAACAAATTCAACATTTCTAGATCTCATAAATGGAACAAGATCTCTACTAACAACTCTATCTCCTACAGACTGTTCATCAAATGTTTCAGTAACAACAGTTTGAGTTCCTGTTCTTGCTGCAGTTCCAGATCTAGTTGTTTCTCTTTGCCATTCTCTTATAGTTACAGTTTCAGTTTGTTGAACCCATGCAGCAGGGTTGTTGCCCCAATCACCATTAATCCAACCACCTCTACCAAAAGTATTCTCAGTGGTTTCTACTCTAGTTCCAGCTTCAAAATCACGAGTCTCAATTCCTGTCCAAGTGGTTTCCCATGAATTCCAAAGAACAGGGCCTAAACCAGTTTGAGGATCAACACCTTCATTTCTTACCAAATTATCCATCGTGGCAGCATAATTACCTTCAGTTTGAATAATTTTAGCTTCTAATCTTGCAGTATCTACCCAAGTATCAGATGCAGGAGTTAACTCCATAGTTCCTTGCCAGAAACTAATCAAGAAAGGAGTAACACTTTCTGATCGAGTAGCAAAGTTTTGCTTAAGCCATTCAACTTCACCATAATCTAATGTTATACAATCAGATGATTTTCTTACGTTAACTCCTTCAAGTGTAGCAAATTGTAGATCATCAGCAGCATCAACACCTACAACAGGACCAGGCATACAATCAACTGCATTAGTATAATGTCTTGGACGTAATTCCTTTCTTTTTCTATCTATTGAATTGTTAATAATTACATTTTCTTCTTGAGTTTGGAAAGATGTAAAATTATCAACAAAAAATCCAGACTTAAATCTATTCAATCCATCATTATCTGGAACAAATAAATTAGCTGTATTAGTTTCTAATAATGAAAGAGTTGTATAATACTCAAGATTTTTAATTCTAGTATCAAGTTTCTTAATATCAGACATCGTATATCTACGATGATCTAAGAATCTTAATGTAGCATCTTTGGGATTGTAAAGATATGGAGGAAGACCAACACTTGCTATTTCTATTGCATCATCAACAGGAACTGGTTTCTTAGGATCTTCAGATGGTTCACCAAATTTTATTTGGAAATTTCCCGTTTTACTTAAGAAAATTCTATCAATTCTAGGAAGGAAGAATGAATAATCTATAACTATAGATTCATCTGATGCCAAAATATTTGGAACAGAATCTCCAGATCCAGTAAATGATCTTCCAAGGAATTCTAATGGAGATCTATCACCTTCTGAAACTGAGGTAATAGCAGAAACTCTTGGTCGTATATCAATTATATCTGTAGCACTATTATTAGCAATTCTTATAATATCAAATCCATATGTAAATTGATCATAAGAATTAACTGTAACAATATCTCCAGTATCATTAGAATCAAAAGATCCACTTTGATAATAAATTTTTAGTTTTCTCTTGGGAGTATCGGCATCTGCCTTTCTCTTAATTGTTCCATAATCATAAAAAGTTACTTCACCACCATCAAAGAAATTATAATTTGGTGATATATCAAAACTAATTGCATCTAAGGTAGATACAACTGCTTGTGCTGAAGACTCTTGGAAAGTTACAGTTTCACCTTCTTTAAATTCAAGATTATTTTTATAAACAAAACTGATTTGATTATTAGTTAATTTTTCTGCTACAATTGCTACAGCTTCACTATCTTGACCAACCATATGCTCACCAATAATCAATTCATTAGTGGTAGTAGATTGTGTAACTATAGAAGAAAGAGTTACTTTTGGTGCTGATGGATTACTTGTATCCGCTGATTCAAAAACACCATGAATTTGTATAAGATCAGGAACATTAACTGATATGACATCATCTTGAACTCTTGTTCCATATGGATAATTTCCATATGTTAATCCATCATTTAATGTTGTTGCTCCAATTCCAGATCCTTGATCTCTTGAATAGTTAATAACAATAGATTTAACTTTATTGTTTATTTTCTGTTTAGCTAGTGGTTTTGACTTTTTAATAGTAGCAATAAGAGTTGCACCATTATTAGATTGTGATGGAGTTGATAAACCACGAATTTGACATGTATTACCAGTTCCAAAATCAAACTGATCAGCAGTTAAATCATAAGTAGTTCCATCAGCACCAATTAATGAATATCTTTTAGGTGTAAATGGTTGGAAAGTTTCATTAGAACCTACAGTTGGTAATGGAGTATTTAATTGACCATTGCTAATAGATACAGAAAATGTTTTTCTTATAACAATACTAGCAGAAGTTAAATCAACATTTGAAATATTTTTCTTTGGAAGAGGAGTAAATAAAGTATTATCAGATGAAGGATCCAATAAAGTTGTCATTACTCGTAAATCACTTACACTCTTAACAGATGTTTTTGGAAGTGTACCATCAACTATTCCTGTTACAGTAGTAACTCCAGTAACATAAACATGAGAAGATCCAACACTTACCACTCTTGCCGTAATTGGATCTTCTGAAAATTCCAAATCGGTATATTGGATTAAATTACCAACAGTTGTAATTCCTGGGAAGTTTGGATTAGCACTCTTAATAATTGATTGATTATTTGAATGAGT